CCTCCACCATGGTGGAGGGTTTTTTGCTATGTAAACTGCATCAAGCAGGTTGGCCCAAAGTGGGCTGGACTTGTATATATCCACTTTGATTGGATTTTCAGGGATTGAGAGACTGTGGCTAAGTTGGTAGAAGCCGGCAAATGGCATACGGGCGACAAGAATTCAATTAAAGGTCATTATCAAAGTAAGAAATGCAAACGTAGCAACCCGATGTTTAGGTCTAGCTATGAGTTGATGGTTCATATTTGGTTAGATGAAAATGATTCTATTAGAGAGTATAACTACGAGCCATTTTCGATTCCATATTATGACTCAGAAGGCAAGAAGCGTTATTACTTCCCCGACTTTCTGATCTTCTTCGTGGAAGCAGAGAAAAGGCCACTTTTGCTAGAAGTAAAAAATGACTACGCCATGCAATTTGAGATCAACATCAATAAGCATAACGCTGCAACGGAGTACGCCCAAGGTAACGGTATGGATTACGCACTATGGCTAAACGATGATGTATTGGTTTTGGAGGTTAAGTATGAAGACTTTGGAGATAGGTGGCAACTACTAACAGAAGTTTCAGATAAGTAGCATCTCGATCCAGAGATCATCTAATAAAAAAGTCTCCGAGGAAATTCCTCGGAGACTTTTGTTTATTTATCATTTACACACTATTGTGTAAAATCAGATCACAAAATTGGCTACGGTGATGCGGCCATAGAATTTAGCTCCTTCACGTAGCAACTTCTTGCCATAGCGTGTCAGGATTCCCTTGCGAGGGCAAAAACTCTCTGGGTCCAAGACAACAGGTGTCTGTGTCAATGGAACATACGGGCAATAGAAATAACCCGAATCCATATAAGAGTCACCACGGTAACCAAGCAGAATCTGGCCTGGTGGGAACAGTGGGTCTTTATATAGACGCCAGCGAGAGTTAACCGTACCAACGTACTGAATACCCAGGCTAGAGGTGAAGGTTTCACTCATCTGTGGGGCGAAACCAGCCGTGGCTGTTTCGAAGATGGAGGCAACTTCCGGAGAAGTTACGATCCAGTTAGCACCACCACGCAGAGTCTTACGGTGAATTACGTTCGATACTTCGACGAGCTTCACGTACAGGGCTTCATACTTTTCCTTAATGGTGTCACCAAGGGCGGTATTGAAATCCCAAGCGGCAACCGTACCAGCGTTCAAACGCAGGTCCGTGAGAACCTCACGGTCGATTTCGAGGTTGATCTCTTGGGCTAGAACGGCTGTCAGTTCGGCTTCGGCATCCAGATTGTGCTGGCTGCGGAGGTCTTGCTGAGCTTCATAGCTCCAAGCAGCCTTCAGCTTACGCGTCTTGGCTACGATTTCCTCATTCTCGACTGCCATGTTGATCTCAGGGAGGTCTTGCTGGCACTCAAGATTGTATTCGTAGTTCGCTACGATGGAGTTCGCACCTGGGTCGCCGTCCCATGTCAGGCTAAATACGCCTGTTACGAGATCAACAGCACCACCGATGCTTGGCTCCTGAACACCACCGAGGCCATTGCTGGTGTAAGTGTATGTTCCAGTTTCATCGAATACAAAGTTACCTACGGCAACGCCACCATCATAGGCAGTACCAGTGATGGTTCCGGCGAGTAGTGGAGTCTTCTCTACTGTGTAAGCGAGAGCTACACCACCACCAGCATTCGTCTGTGTTTCGTTCTGAATGAACTGATGGGAATAGAAGATATCCAGGTTTCCATCACCAGAGGCAAGCTGCTGCAAGCTGAGGGCGTCATCACCGGGGAAACCGGTTTGAGTTCCACCGCGAGTAGCACCCTTGTTGCTGGCGTAGCGGAAACGCAGGTAGTAAACAAGTCCCGTTGGGCCAAGAAGTGGCTGAACCGAGACGATCTTATTAGCGATCAACTGTGGATAAATACGACGTACCAGAGGGATCGAAATTCGCTTGAACTGAGCAATATCGCTTGTGTCTGTAGCGATCTCGTTCATCAAACGCTGATTCTCTAGCATTACTGCTGTGGTTGCCCGCGTAAAGCGGTCGTCGATGTCATCCAGCAGGTGAGTTTCAGCCCAGAGCTTTTCAAGCTCTTTCGCTTCATTGAGAAGCCGACTATTGAAATTCATCTTGTTCTCTCTTTCTTAAGGTTTTAGTTTCTCTTTTTAACACCGGCCAGAACTTGCCATTGCTCATTCATAGTCAGTGCTTCATCGTCATCGACGACGTGTGAACGTGTGTCCAAAGGTTCATCTGTAGCTTCACCGATCAAAACGTGACGTTTCTCGTCGGTATCTACATGCCCTCGGCCCTCTGCTTTTCGTGCGGCTTCCACTCTTTCATTCTGCTCATTGAGCACATGCTCTTCGAGAAGCTCGTTATATTCACGAGCGACTTCGCCTAGCTTGTTATTCTCTGTCATGAGTCGCATGTTCTTAGCTTCCATTTGACGGATGCGGTGACTAGCGGACTCAAGTTGTGTTGCCAACTCTTCAACTCGGTTGTTAGTGTGCAACATTAGGTCTTCGTTTGTTACGTAGCGACCAACAACGTCAACGATATTTTCCATAGCGAGACGCTGCTCGGATACGGTTGGATCGTTAAGGACGTTATCGAGAGCGGACTCGTACATCTCCTCGCCCTTCTGGGACAGGAACTCATCGACCTTATCGACGATGTATTCCTTGACCTGATCGAGCTTGCCATCGTACTCTTCATAGAGTTCTTCTTCGATGTTCTTGTTCTTGCTACGCTCTTCTTGCAACATGTTGTATGCGGCTTCAAATTCCTCATCCAACTTTGCATCGTGTTCTTTTTGCTGAAGATCAAGACGACTACGGAGATCGTCGATGGCTTCATAAGCCTGCTCGTAACCACGCTTGGCTACTTCCCAATCTTTCTCTCGTTCTTCGGCAAGAAGTTGGTAAGCCTCCTCTAGGCGTGTGTTGTATTCCGTCTCCAAATCGGCGACTGCTTCCTCAAGGACTGACGAAACGAGTTCTTTAACCGCGTTCTGATTATCCTCGGAAACTAGACCCGACAAGGCTTCGAGTATCTTGTCTTGGTTGATGCTTGCCATCAGTTAAACCTCTCTTGCTTGAAATCTCTAACGAATGTCTGGGTATACTTTCCCAAGTATGCGACCAAAGCATTTGTATCAGTTGTATTTATGCTTTGAGCCTCATTTTTGACGGATGATTTATTACGATTGTCATCAGTCTTGTCATCGATAATAGGAATCGATGTAATAGCTTCATTCTTTTTCACAGCCTGGAAATAAGCTGCGGTCGTGCTTGGATCGGCTACTGCGTCGAATGTGATGAGTTTATAGCTTTCGCCAATAACCATCACACCTTCATTGTTAACTTGACCGTTGCCGATTCCTCGGCTGCTCATACCCGTGCGGATACCATGCTCGATCAAGCCTTGAAGAATACGTCCGTGGGGAGTTGGCAAAATTTCGCCTTCTCCCATCAAAACATTTCCTTCCCACCACAACTTTGTGATGACATGACTCGCCTTATCAAAATGAACAATCGAGTCTGTTGGGTGGTCGAGTTCACCGATGAGCCCACGATGTTCAAGGGCGTCTTGAAGACGCTCTACGTTCTTCGAAAGGATGTCATAGGTGTACATACGCTTGTTTTTATTGACAGCGTTTGCCTCTTGAAATTTCCCACGAAATTTCAAGAGGCCGCTATTTGTTTTACCTTCGACGACCAGTGCTTCTACGTGTCCTACCGAATCGCAGAACAACATATCCCTAGGAGCAGCCGCCTCGGACAAATTCCACATATTTACATGTGTCATAATGCTGCTTCTCCTTTGGTTAGCCGCTAATCTTCTGGTCGAGGTCCGAAGTCATGCCTAGGCCGACATTGTTCTCAACATCGTCAACACGGTTCGGGTCATTAACATGAACGCGTACATCGTTAGGAATGTATGGGTTCACTTCGTTTGGCCAGGTCTTGCCCTGGTAATTTCCAAGTGCTGAATCGGAATCGATATCCTTTTCGCCCTTGATCTTGTAATCGCCGTATGGCTTCAAGGTGTGTGGATTCATGAGGCTCGGGTAAACATCGTTACCGCCCTTGTTGCCCCAAGACTTATTACGCATCATTGCGGCTCCACCACTCTTGTAGCTTCCGCCCTCATCATCGAGAGCCGGTGCTGGGTCGCCCCAATCACCAGAGCTATCTTTGCTTGGTGCGTAAGACTGCATGGCTTTCTTAGCCATGTCTGGGTGTTCGCCAACGGTTGTTCGATATGGTCGCTTGACGATGTTCCAAGCTTGCATCTCAAGGTTGGTTTCAACGATGGTTAGCAAGAACTCAGCAACTTCTTCAGCGAGATCAAGGTCAGCCTTCTGCTCTCCCTTCAAGACGCCTTCAAGCTCTTCTGCCCACTGTGAGGCTTCTTCTCGTACCAATTGGTCGTCGTTAGCCAAGGCCAACTGACGGCACTCAAGGCATGCGTCATAAAGGTCTTCAAAGACTCGCATCTTTGCTTCAATCGATTCTTCGACTGCTGGATAGAACTGACCAACAATCGACTGGAAGCGAGCGTACTTGTCTTCTTCATCCTCAGAGATAGTTCCATTGGCCAGAGAAACGATACGACTTACGCGTTCTGGGTAGCCGGCAAATGCTGTTCGCAGGATGCCTTCTGCCATGAAGTTGCAAATCTCGTCATCGAAATTCTTCTGGCTAGTGGCTCGGAGAGCTTGGCCGATTGTGTGGGCCAATTCTTCCTGAGTTAGATAAAGAACAGATGGGAAACTCTCGACGAGTTTCTCGATAGACCCTGTGAGTTCATCGTTGGCCGATACATTGTTAAATCGCTTAACATCTGCAACAGCCTTCTGGAAGTTCTCGTCCATAGCCAATCGCATAGCGGCTTCTCGGAGAACCTTAACGTCTACGTTGAGCGTGTCCCACTTGAGAGAAAGCAGCTTAGCTTCGTTACGAAGTGTGCTATTGGGGAGAGAGATCGAGACAATATCGCCGTGATCGTTGTGCGTGATCTTTGTCTCTTGTAGAGAAGGACCAGCATTTACGTAGTCGATATATCCAATTACGTTTCCGACTAGCTCGGTCCAATCGTAGTGGATTGTTCCGACGCGGACGTTCTTGTTCCCGCCCCGCTTGTGCTGGGCGACTTTCTTTTGTACGGCCTTCAGGCGACCACCAAGCTTCTGCTTGAAGCGGTCGTAAACGCCACTCTTTGTCTTCTGGCGACGCTTTCTCCAACCTTCACGTTGGGAAGCTCCACCACGGGAACCAACATGTGCTCGGCGTGATCGCTTAACGTCCTTCGGACCCTTGCGAATCTTAACCATGGAAGAATTAACTTCCTCGTTAACGCCTACCTTCTTCATATTGCTTCGCATGTTACAACTTGACTTAGCCACTTCGTCCTTGGCCTTCTTGCCCTTCATAAACCGCATCTTTGGGGCGGCCATTTCAAGATACTTCTTGAAAAGGGTATTGGCTTTTGGCTCATTTTCTTCAAGCAACGCTTCAACCATTCCAGCGAGAACTTGCTTCATGGCTTGATCGTGTGACTCTTCGTTAATGGCAACTTCTTCGATGTTGTCTAGCTGAATTTGACCATCACTTAGGTCAAAATCGGCTTGAATGTAAGTACCATCCTCTGTTTCATAAATAACGCTGTCGTCATTGAAGCAGTAAAGGGACAGAGAACCACAACCAAGAATATTCTCAATAATGGATTCTGCCTCTACCAACTCATGAACAGCGTTAGAAAGCGACTCTTGCTGGATTGCTTCAAGGTCACCGTAAGGAATTAGCTTTCTACGCATATTTCACAACTCCTAGGTTAGGTTTTCTGTCTTGTGATGACTCAAAAATATGATCTACCTCGTGCCTGTATTTAGGGTAGGTCGCTATATTTTTCTTGACTTCTTTTAGCTATATAGTGCGAACGGTAATTCGTAACTGAGGACCACATGATGACTCAATATCATGACTACGTATCAAGAAGGGACAAATTCTTAACGGAAGATATGGACAACCAGGAGATGCCAGTCATGCCCGCACCATCAGATGAGCGAGGCACTGAACAAAACGATCCTGATAATCCGGATAAACTCCAGGCTCTGATTACAGCCCTTGAAGAAATCGTAACAGTGGGCCGACGAGCACTAGAAACTCATAAGCGTGCCTTAGGTAGCTCGAAAGGCAATGAAGACAAATCTGAAGCTGAGCCGGACGACAAGCCTCTTGTTACGCGGCCCAGTGCTGATAATGTAGATTCAATGTTTGGCGGCGACTAAATGAAATCCAAGGTAATCATCTCAATCTTTACGTTCTGCATCGTATTTTTTGGGATGCATTTCTTTGTAGATACAGAAGCACCTAAAGTACCTCAGGTAGAACCGCAGGAAATACAGGTTTATGTCCCACCTGTAATCCCCCCTCCAAGAACTACTCCGAAACTAACAACAACGGAAATAACTGATTTCCGATCATACCAAGAAGTTGTTAGCCTGCTGAAGCAATGGGAAGAGGAAGCACCACGACTTTGTGAATTTGGAACGTATGGGAAAACAAAGAATGGTACAGACTGTGTATACCTGAGAATGGGCACAGAAGGTAAACCAAAGCTACTAATCCATTCTTGCATTCACGGCAATGAAAGACTGGCCGCAGCATGTACACTCAATATCATGGCTAGGTTACTATCAAGTTATGCACAAGATGAAGAAGCAACTTGGATTCTTGATAACCGTGACATCTACTTTGTACCCATGCTCTCCCCTGATACTTACCTTCGAAGCAGATACGTCGAAGGCGTAGACCCAAATCGTAACTACCCCTGTCCGGAAAGACCGAATATTGAGTCCGCATCACCACTGATGCGAATTAGAGAATTCCACCACCAGCAACAATTCAAGGGCGTAATCTCAGGACATACTTTTGGCAGAGACTTCTTCTATCCTCGATTTGGTCCACGAGATGAGATCAGAGACTTAGCAAGAGAGATGGCGAATATTGCTAATTACAGTGCCTCGCCAGTTGGCGGCAGCTATCCTGCACGCAATCCTGGTAGTCGAGGTTATGAAATCGACTGGTATTATTGGACTGGAGCAGTTGCAATCCTTTGTGAATTCTCTGATGGAAGCCCAGGCGGACATGAAATGCCAAGTCGTAAAATCATTCCTGAGGTTGATCGAACTTACAGGGCCTATTTGCTCTTTATGAAACGAGCCCCTGAGATTACAGTCACGCCACCTAAAGGTGTGGTCTGGTAATTACATGACGTAGATTTTGCCAACAGCACGGTCTAAGATTCCATCGATCATCATATTGCAGTGTTCTTCCATATCACTAATAGTTTGCGAGATTTCTTGCTTAGACTGTTCATCGCGGGCCTTTGAATAGATATCGTAAGTTGGATTACCCCAAGCCATTCTGCGACCGATAGCTACTGGGGCCTCTTTATTGAATTGCACTTTCCCATTCAAAAGAAACTGTGCGATTAGTTCATGAGCAAATTCTCCTGGCCTTGAAATATTAGCTTGCCTAGCAGATCGCATGGTTCCCAGACTTTGCATTAGCTCTTTGATCATCTTTTGGCTGCGGCCATATCGCTCATAGTCTCCAGACATCATCCCTGCTGTTCGAAATCCATAGACACGGTCTAGCAAAGATGAGAAATCTCTTTCAAGTTGATCTTGGAATTTGCGGAAGATACCGCCTTGGAGGCCATATCTTTCGGAAGCCTGCATAGCATGGCCGAATCGATGGGCCATAATCCACGCAGTCATAGGAACTTTCTGGTCTCCACGATTGTTTGTGAAGATAACCGTAATGGCTTCCGGATCGCTCTGAAAGTTAGGCTGTCCTAACGTTTCGTGGACATAATCGAGCGATACCTCACCCCGTTCGAGAGTATCTCTCATGCCTTTGGCCTTTAGGAAATAGAAATCGTAAGTATGTTGGGTATCTTTCCATGCGTTATGAATCTTCTGCAACGCCTTATCAGATTGAAGAAGTTGAACAGAAGGCTTATCCCACCAATGCAAATTCTTCGTGTCAGTCCAACCTTTGCCGATCCTCTCGGCTTTGCGGAGCGGCATCTCTCGGAGATTGAAGAATTCCTTGAAGTTCATGGCAGTATTTAGGTTACTAGATAAAAAAAGCCCGATGCAATGCATCGGGCTTTTTTTTGGTGGTAGATTAGTCTTCAACTTCGATTTCATCTACTTCTTCATCGTTGTAGCCTCGTTTCCTGAAGTCGCTGATCTTAAGATTGTACTTCTCAAGGTCTTCTTCTTCTGGCTCTGGAAGTTTCGGCGGAGCCTGAGCGGTTTCAGGTGGCGGAGTTTCAGGTGCGGCTCCAGCTTGTGCTGGCGGCGGTGGGGCTCCTCCTGCTGGCGGTGCTCCGCCTCCTGCCTCAGGTGGAGGTGCAGCTTCACCGCCCGGTGCTGGCGGTGCTCCTCCCGGTGCTCCCCCTGGTGCTTCCCCTGGTGCTCCGGCATTAGGGCCGGCTTCTGGTCCGCCACCACCAAGCATATTAGCGGGGCCTCCAACCGTTGTTCCTATTTGTGGACCCTGTTCTTCAACGGGCAAAATACCAAGCATACCAGGATTGCTTGCAATAAGCTGAATCTTCAGGTCATCAATCTTCTGAGCTTTCGTGCGGGCAACAATATCACGAGCTTCGTCTTCCTCGTACTGAAGAATCTTCACAAGAATGTCAAAGTCGGACATCAACTGTGAACCTTTCATTGTGGCAGCACGGTTATAAAGTGCTTCCGTAACTTCATTGCGATTGATCTGTCGCCAATCCGATGGTGGCGTAAATGCAATCTCAAGGTCTTGGAATGTTTCTTCCGGCCAGCCCTGCATCTTAAGATGTCGCACAGCAACCTGATACAACCCCTTTTGAAGCGGCTTCTGTAGTCGCTCAATAAGTCGAGCAAAACGCGTATCTTGCTGAGAAAGAGTCAATCTCGTCGAACTCGGGTCTTCGTTGGAAAGATAATTCTTTGGGAAGTTCAAAGCTATGAATAGCTTGTTCCGGAAGTAAAGAGCATCGTCAATTTCACCAAGGTTGGAATTTTTAGTGAACACCCCACAACCTAGAGCAAAAGTATGGCAATTATGGAGCAGTTCATTACCATCAATGGTGATGGTTCCAACATCACTCTTCTCTGGAAGGTATTCTATTGACACAATCTTGTGGTTATACAAATAGTGCTCGTTTTTGAATTGCTTCCAATTACGATACCCATAATCTATTACCATTTTTTGGACATGATCTGATGTGAACCTAAATGGAATTTTCCTCTTTACGTGCTTGTTGGAATTTTTCCATTCGGATACCAAGCGTTTGTCGCTCTGAATCAATTTTGCGGCTTCATCTTTTGTTAAGCTACTGCATGACAATTCACTTTGGATTCTGTCAATTATTGACTTAGGGTATACTAATCTTTGCTTGGTGGAAACTCGTTCCTTATATTCTGGGTCTTTCCATCTTTCGAAGTTCTGCTTGCAAACCTTTTCGGATCGTAGCTTGTATGAACTGCTATTCCTGAACTTATTCCATCCGTTAGCAATGCGGCTACTAAACCAAGCATTGTATTCTTCATCTTTAAGCAACCTTTGAAGTTTCTTGCTTCCCCTGATACTGCTTTCTCGAAGATTTACCTTAATAGATTCTTGATCTTCGGCATTCAACGACTTCCAAAAAGCAACAAGTGATTGGCTAATCTTTTCATTTATAGTGTGCCTTTCCTCACGGCTTAACCGACCTCTCCAGATGCTGAAATTCTTTTTGATTTGTTCGATATATGCATCATATCGATGGTCATCTTCGTTCTTCCAAGTAGCTAGTTGGTCGGCTCGTGCTTGTCCGCCTATGGAAGCATACTCCGAGGCCAACCACTGATGGTATTGTAAATGATCCTTGCTGTTCATCCAACAGAGATTCTCTGGATTATTATTGTAGCGATTGAAGTCCAGATGATGGACAGTCGCTTTTGGCTCTTTCTCAAACGATTCATTATAACACATCTCTTGAAAGAAGTCTGTTCCTCTTACAAAGTCTGCAACCAACCTGTGTACAAATTTCCATTCTTTGTATTCGTTATCATAAACTTGTAAATAAGTTTTTTTGTGTGTTGGTCTTATCTTCTCTTTTCGAGTATTAAACGGGATGAGCCGATCTTCTGGCTGGAGGTCAGTAGCGGTAACATACCCTCTTTCCAAAATTGGGAACTTATGGTCTGGTGTTACATCAACATATTTGCCGTTATCTAATGTAATCCTTATTTTTGTTGCGTTTCTTCTAGTTACTCCGGCCCAAGTGATCAATCCAGGCAAAACCCTCCCAGTGTTCGGATCACAACTATAAGCCCAAAGCGTTTCGCCCGAGTCAAACCTCTTTATGATGTCACCCAACGTATTGACAGTGCCATCGAGCAGCGGAATCTCGGTTTCCAAAGCCAAGCAAGCCCCAGGAAGTGTCTCAATTCGAGTGTTACTTCCTGTACGCAACGGCAGCCAGTAATCTTCATCGGCGGGCTGAGAATGCCATCTCTCTTCAACGGAGGAAGCTCCAGCAGCCCCACCTCGTTTACGACTGAAGACTTTCTTCTTACGGAATTGATCCTTCTGTCGCTCGATATATGCCTCAGCCTTATTTGGAGGCAACTGGCCGATGTCAATATAGAATACTCTACGCTCGGGGGCTCGGGTGTTGGAAACTACTGTGCCATTTACGACAAAGTTATGTTCGTCCTGGTCTACTTCGAAATCATAAACTTTCTCTTTCCCGTAGTATTCTATGGACTTAATCTTCTCATATCTTTCTAGCGATTGATCAGAAATGTAAAGCTCATAAAATTCACTCTGGGGCATTTTTCTTCCAGGTTCAATTTCATGTT